TTAGTTAAAAATTTTGCAAAGGCATATGCTAGATTATATTTAAAACAGCAAGAAGTTGTATCTAAACTATAATGGCACAACCATCCTCAAGGCAAGAACTAATAGATTATTGTTTAAGAAAATTGGGGGCACCAGTTTTAGAAATAAATGTTGCCCAAGAACAAGTAGAAGATCTTGTTGATGATGCCATACAATTCTTCCAAGAAAGGCATTTTGATGGTGTAATTCAAAACTATCTCAAGTATCAAATAACTCAAGAAGATATTGATAGGGGTAGGGGAAAAGTTGGAATTACTACAACAACAGTAAGTAACACTATTAATGCCGTAACGACTCAGTATGATTACAAAGAGAATAGTAATTACTTACCTGTTCCATCAAATGTAATTGGGGTAAATAAAATTTATCAATTTGAGGGAACTAACTCTATTTCTAGTAGTATGTTCAGTATTAAATATCAATTATTTCTGAATGATGTTTATTACTGGGGATCTCTTGAATTATTAACATATTCAATGGTTAAAAGATATCTTGAGGATATTGATTGGTTATTAAATACTCAAAAACAAATAAGGTTTAACAAGAGACAAGATCGTTTATATATGGACATCGATTGGTCCAGTTTAACTCCAGGGCAGTGGTTAATTATTGATTGTTATCAAGTTATGAATCCAACTGATTTTACTCAGGTTTGGAACGATTCTTTCTTAAAACCATACTTAACTGCATTGATTAAAAGGCAGTGGGGATATAATATTTCCAATAAATTTAGAGGATTAAAACTTCCTGGTGGAGTTGAGTTAGATGGTAGAACTCTTGTTGAGGATGCTCAGAGAGAAATTGATACTCTGATGGACAAGATGTCATCTACTTATGAACTTCCACCTCTAGATATGATCGGATAAACCAATGCTAAATCCATTCTTCTTAAACGGTTCTAAAGCAGAACAGGGATTAATGCAAGACCTGATCAATGAATCTATTAGAATGTATGGTATTGACGTATATTATCTGCCTAGACAATATGCAACAGAAAGAACTATCATAAAAGAGGTTATAGAGTCTGAATTTAATTTTGCATATCCAATTGAAGCATATGTTGATTCATATGATGGATATGGCGGTCAAGGAACTATTTTATCTAAGTTTGGTATTCAGGAATTAGATGATTTAAAAATCATAATCTCACAAGAAAGATTTAGTAATTATATTACACCTTTGATGGAAAAATTACCTGATGTTAAACTTGCAACTCGTCCTAAAGAGGGTGATTTAATTTACTTCCCATTAGGAGACCGTTTATTTGAAATAAAATATGTTGAGCACGAAAAACCTTTCTATCAACTTCAAAAAAACTATGTTTATGAATTAACTTGCGAACTCTTTAGATATGAAGATGAGGTTATTGATACTAACATAGACTTTATTGATGATAATATTGAAAATGAAGGGTATATTCAAACAATTCAAATGATTGGTATTGGATCTACAGCATCTGCTACAGCATCTATTGTAAATGGTGGCGTAAGATACGTTACCATAACTAATAGGGGTTCTGGATATACTGACCCACCAAAGGTCGTATTCTCTACTGCTCCTCCAGGTGGAGTAACTGCTACTGGTGTCGCAGTTATGATCAGTGGGATCGTTGATTTGTGTGAATCAGATCCAAAGCTTTTACGTGTCCAAGCAGTTCAACTCACAAATGCAGGAGCAGGATATACAGTTGCTCCAAAAATAACTTTTGTTGGTGGAGGTGGATCTGGTGCTAAGGCACAAGCAGTCATTGGGGATGGAATAGTGGGAGTTATTACAGTCACAAATCCTGGATCTGGATATAGTTCTCCACCACCAATTACATTCACTGGAATTTCAAGTGTTGGTGCAGCAGCTACAGCAATTCTTTCCGGATCTGGATCTGTAAGTTCTATTAGGATTATAAATTCTGGATTGGGTTATACTTCAACAACTGTTCAAATAGGTCCACCAAATACTATGGTAGGTTTTGGAACTTACATTTATAATGAAAAATTAACTGGAAGTGTTAGCAACGTTAAGGCTAGAGTTAAGTCTTGGAATGCTAATTCCAAAATACTTGAAGTTTCAAACATTACTGGAAACTTTAAACCTGGAGAAAATATAGTTGGATCTGAATCTGGAGCGATCTATGCTATTGGAAGTATAAATACTAACAATCTAGCAGATCCTTTAGATAAATTGAATGCAAGGGGTAAATTTGCCCAAAATGATATTATTGAAGAAGAAGCAGACGAAATTTTAGATTTTAGTGAACAAAATCCTTTTGGAAATCCATAATTAAGAGGTTACAATGTTTGAATATTACTATCACGAAATATTTCGAAGAACTATAGTTTCATTCGGAACATTATTTAATAACATATCAATCAAGCATTTTGACGACTCTGGAAATGTAACCTCTGTAATAAAAGTTCCTCTTGCATATGGACCGACGCAGAAATTTTTAGCAAGATTAGAGCAACAACCTAATCTGAATGCACCAGTTCAGATGTCTCTTCCTAGAATGTCATTTGAATTTGTCGGTCTTTCATATGATTCTGGTAGAAAACTAACAACAACTCAAACATTTTTAACTTCTTCCACTGAAGACAAAACTGATATCAAAAAAGCATATATGCCGGTTCCATATAATATGGATTTTGAACTGAGCATAATGTGCAAATTAAATGATGATATGCTTCAAATCATTGAGCAAATTTTACCATATTTTCAACCATCATACAATCTAACTGTAGATTTGGTTAAAACAATCGGGGAAAAAAGAGATATTCCGATTGTTTTAGAAAATATTAGTATGGATGACACCTACGAAGGTGATTTTAATACTAGAAGGGCATTGATTTATACTCTTAGGTTTACTGCAAAAACTTATCTGTTCGGTCCTATTGTTTCCGGAGTATCCAAAGATATTATCAAGAAGGTTACTATTGGACTCGTTGCTGGGGATTCTCGCTCAACTACAAGAGATCTTACATATTCAGTCGAACCTATTGCAACCACTAGTTATTCGGAAGGTTCGGTTGCTACGTTGTCTCAAAATATTGGACCAGCAGATTCGTCAATAACTGTAGACAATTCATCTTCAATTCCAGCAAAATCTTATATTGTTCTAAATGATGAAACAATGCAGGTAACTAAAAAGGTTGGAAATGTTTTGACCGTGGTTAGAGGTTCTTACGGAACTCCAATTTTAGATCACGTTTCTGGAACATCTATTAAACTAATTACAGAATCCGACAATTCACTTATTGAATTTGGAGATGACTTTGGTTTTAGTGGATCTGCATTTTGATTTTTATGGATAAAGATTTTGATAAGTTAGATGATATTTTTAATGTATCTGGAGAAATAATTCATAAAAGTTCAGAAGAAGAGTCTTCAATTATTCCTAAAGTAATTGAAGGTAATTCTGACCAAAGAAATATTGACTTAAAAAATGATTATGAATATACAAGAGGAACGATATATTCTCTAGTAGAAAAAGGACAAGAGTTGATTAATGGAATACTTGAAGTTGCACAAGAAACAGAATCTGCAAGGGCATATGAAGTTGCTGGGCAGTTGATCAAAAGTGTGTCTGATGCCACGGATAAATTAATTAATCTCCATAAGAATTTGAAAGATATTGAAGAGGTTAAACAGGCTGGACCTACGAATGTTACTAATGCTCTTTTTGTAGGTTCGACTGCGGAATTATCAAAACTTTTAAAATCTCAAAGGAAAGAAAATTCAGAAGATAAATAGTTAAAAATATTTTATTCCAATGGCAGTTGCTGAAATTAACAGTTTAACTATTGAAAGAGGGACTGATTTTGAAGCAACTTTTAAAATTTTAGAAGCAGATTCATCTCCAGTAACTCTTTCTTATTATACTGGGGTTTCTAAAATAAGAAAATATCCTTCCTCACCCACATACCACTCTTTTACCGTTGGTATTACGACTGCAACTGGTGAGGTAAATATTTCTATGGGTCAAACTACTACTCGCTTATTAACTCCAGGTAGAAATTATTTTGATATAATCATCATTAGTCCAGATATTTCTGATAATATGACGACTAAAGTAGTCGAGGGAACAATTATTGTTTCGGAGAGTGTTTACTAATGGCAGAATTTAATATAAAACTTAGTTCAAAACCAAAATTCAAAGTCGTTGCTACTACTGGGGGTGTTCAAGTGCCAGCAAGATTTCAGGATTTAATAGATTTTGACCCTACAAATAAAAATGACAAATACGTTATAATGTATAATGGTGCGACTGGAAAATATCAACTCGTTAATCCAGACGAAGTTTTAAATGCTGCAGCAGCTACAGAAACATTGCAGCCAGGATTGGTTGGATTTGCAACTGCATTCTTAGATAGAGTAGATATTGACCTAGATAATCGAATTGATCTTGATGCAGGAACTTTCTAAAATTTTATAAATAAATACA